TTTGAGGCTCCGCAACTGCCCAAGAGCCTCTTTTTTGGGCAATTGCTTGGCGCAAAGGTAGGATGCAGACTGAAGAAGAATTTGAATAAAAAACTCGGCGCCGAGTTGCCGCCGAGCGCCGAGTTTTTTTACAAATAAGAAACAATAAAGGCTACCAGTTGCGGTGACCTAAAAAATAATAAAAACAAATAAATCACCGCCGAGTGCCGAGGGGGCATTATGGTAGGAAAGTCGCCACATCTTCAAGCATTTTTAAGCGTTTTACTGCTGGTTTTTGTTGTTTTCTTAGTCTATCCTTGCCAAAATGATTGCCATCTTTATCTACAAAGCAACTATCTACCACATCCCAGATAGTGGTGTTTTGAGGTAATAAGAGCACTTTTTTGACATTGACAAGTATCTTGAACAGACAAGATAAATCGCTGATATTTCCAGTCCAAACTATTGGTGTCTTGATTTTTTCGCCCAAAAACAAGTGCTTAAAATTTGTATTAGACTCATTTTTAGAAATGAGTTTTCGATATATCAGCTCTTCCCTAAACGCATCTATATTATCAGCTTGTTTACCCTTTGTCTTGGTGTATTTGAATGAAAGAATAACTACCTGGTTATTTTGTTTCCTCTTTGGTTTTTCCTCAACAATAGGGACATCTATGTGGACGATTTCCTTGATGCCTACCTTGCTCGGCAACCTCTTCTGGAGGACTTGCACAAAGAAGTCGTCAATGCTTTCTTGCTTGTCCTCTTCGATGTATTCGATGAAATGCCGCTGGAACTCCATATAACAGCGTATGAGTGCCAGAATCAGATAGTGGAAAACGAAAGTGGATTCATTCAACTGAAGTGTGTTGGAATAGTCCTTTGTGATTAAAAAGGCCTCCAAATCAAGATTGTTTCTGTTGACCACATCTTTGATTTCCGATAGATAAGAGCAGATTGACTCGTATAGCTTCTTTCTGATGAAAAGCACTCTATTTTGTGACATGTGCTCATCGTCACGAAACAGCTCGTTCAATTTAGTGGCGATGGCGTTGTCGATAGAGCGTTTGAGATATTTCACTTTTGTGGATACGAACGGACCATCAAAAGTGATTTGATAGTGAGCGTCAAACTCTTCGTCAACGAGTTTTAATTGGCGGAAGGCTGGCTTATAATAGTCCTCGCCACGTTTATCAGGGCGCAAGGGGTTCTTGTCAGAATACAGAATGTCTTCGATGGCTTTCATCATTGATTCTCCTCCTCAGTTTTCAAGTTGTCAATAGTGATTACTTTCGTGGTCTTCTCCTTCTTCTCGTCCACGACCTTGGCATAGACTTGGGTGGTCTTGACATTGGTATGGCCGAGCATCTTGCTGACGGTGTAGATGTCGGTGCCGCCAGCGAGCTGCAAGGTGGCATAGGTGTGACGGAAGCAATGGAAAGTGATGTGGCGGGTGATGCCTGCGGCCTCAATCCAACGCTTTAGGGGCTTGGAAATCCAAGAAGGGTCAGGAAGGTCGGGGAAGACGAGCTGCTTGGGCTTACCTGGCTTGCCGCACAGCTGAAGGGCTTGCTCTGAAATGGGCATGTATTCAACGCCCTTGGTCTTCTGCTGGGTGAAATTGAGACGATAGCCGCTGCCCTCCTTTTGGATTTCGCCCCATGTGAGTTTCTGGATGTCGCAATGGCGAAGGCCTGTAAGGGCTGAGAAGAGAGCGGCGCGTTTCATCGTGGGCTGGTCGCATGGCGTTTCAGCAAGGGTGTTCAACTCTTCCAAAGTAAGATGCTCGCGACGGCGCTCTTCACTGGTGATGCCCTTGGTGGCAGCTGCGATGTCGGTCATCAGATAGCCATCGACGAAGGCCATCTTTAACGCTGCCTTGAAGATGCTGAAATAGGTGGAAGCGGTATTGATGGAAACGGTGCCCGACTTGTTGCCACCTTGCGGAGCGGTGATCATGAACTGCCGGAAGCTCTCAATGGTCTTGGGATTGATTTCGGAGAAGGGCCAGGGATTGCCCTCTCTGAAGATTCCCAGCAGCACCCCAACACGCTTCCAGTTGACGATGATGGATTGGGAACTCTTGGCGTGTGCCTTGGTGTTGACCTGGTTGAAATACTCAATGAAATCGCATTTCATCTTCTGGTTCAACTCGCTCTGCTCAGCCTCGATGTCGGTGAAGAGGTCGGCATTGTCGTATTCATGCTGGCGAAGCTTGCGCACCTCATCGGCATAGATGCAAGCCATCGTATCGGCTTCGCTCTTGCATTGGATGATACCATTGGCATCGCGCTTTGGCTTGTATGAGGTGGAAGCCTCAGTGGTTCGCGCCGTGCGGGACTTGTCCCAGATGGGGGTGGTGATGGTGCGATTCAGGGCTTCGATGACTCGCTTGGTCTTGCCGTTTTCAAAGACGGGGTAGCTTTCCAAGATGAGATACCACTCCTTGCGGTAATCTGACTTGCGCAGCTTGACGGTGCATTTCGTTTTGACGAGCTTCTTTTTCATGACTTGACGGATTTGAAGAGTTTGTCGATTTCAACCTTGGGGACATAGACATAGTTGCCACGCTGACACGAGGGGATGCTCTGCTTGCGGATGGCCTTATAGACGGTGGACTCGCTTACGCCGTAAATTTCGGTAATCTGGCCGATGGTGTAGCAGTCGGATTCATCGAACTTGTAGGAGGCAGGAGTAACAGGCAACTCTTTTGGCTGCTCCTCGATGAGGGGGAACGAGGCTTCGAGATGGGCACGACTGATACGGGTGAGACGTTGACCCATGTTGATGGCGGGGATGGTGCCGTTGTTGATGAGGCGATAGAGGGAGTTGCGCGAAATGCCAAACAGGGCTACAGCCTCGGCAACGGAGATATAAGGACGGTCATCCGGAATCTTCGAGGCTTTCTCTTTGCGCTTCTGTTCGTTTTTCTCATCGCGTTTCTTAATGCGGTATGCTGCACAGGTGCAGTTGCGTGAGCAATACCAAGAAGAGACGGTCTTTGCATAGAAAAGGGTGCCGCAGACCTTGCATTTGCGCTGGATTTTGTATTTACTTGCTGGCATAATATCGCTTGTTTTTATCGGTTTTTAGTAATCATAAGTACAAATAAGTTGCACTTTATCACTCTTTAAGTCATGTTGCAAATATGTTGCAAATATACAATAAAAATCCGATATACAAGCATAAATATCGAAAAAAATGAGAAAATAAAAAAGGTGTAACTTGTTGGGTTACACCTTTTTGTTTGTTTTTGCTTATTGTTGGCGGTTAGTTTTACTTTACCTCCTCAAAGTCGGCATCAGTAACATTATCATCGTTGCCGCCATTGCCGCCGTTGTTTTGGCCGGGGTTGCCGCCTTGGAAGCCGCCGCCCATGTTGTTCGGGTCGAAGCCGCCTTGCGGGCCGCCCTGGGCGCCACCAGCGTTGCGGTACATCTCTTCGGAGGCCTTCTGCCAGATGGCGTTCATCTCGTTCATGGCGTTGTCGATGCCGGCGATGTCCTTGGCCTCGTGGGCGCTCTTCAGTTTGGCGAGGGCGCTCTCAATCTCTGACTTCTTGTCAGCAGGCAGCTTGTCGCCATATTCCTTCAGCTGCTTCTCGGTCTGGAAGATCACGCTGTCGGCTTGGTTGAGCTTGTCGATGCGCTCACGTTCCTTCTTGTCGGCTTCGGCGTTGGCCTGTGCCTCGTTCTTCATACGTTCGATCTCGGCATCGGTCAAGCCGGAAGAGGCCTCGATACGGATGCTTTGGGTCTTGCCTGTGGCCTTGTCCTTAGCGGAGACATTCAGGATACCGTTGGAGTCGATGTCGAAGGTGACTTCGATTTGCGGGACGCCACGTGGCGCTGGCGGGATGCTGTCGAGGATGAAACGGCCGATGGTCTTGTTTTGGTTGGCCATGGGACGTTCGCCTTGCAGCACGTGGATCTCCACGGAAGGCTGGTTATCGACAGCGGTGGAGAACACCTCCGACTTCTTGGTCGGGATGGTGGTGTTGCTCTCGATGAGCTTGGTCATCACGCCGCCGAGGGTCTCAATACCCAGGCTCAAAGGAGTGACATCAAGCAGCAGCACGTCTTTCACCTCGCCGGTGAGCACGCCGCCCTGGATGGAGGCACCGATGGCGACCACCTCGTCGGGGTTGACGCCCTTCGAAGGTTCCTTCTTGAAGAAGTCGCGGACGATGTTCTGGATGGCAGGGATACGGGTGGAACCGCCCACGAGGATGACCTCGTCGATGTCGCTGACGCTCAGGTTGGCGTCTTGCAGGGCCTTACGGCAGGGTTCGAGGGTGGCCTGGATCAGATGGTCGGAGAGCTGCTCGAACTTGGCACGGCTCAAGGTGCGGACCAAGTGCTGCGGGATGCCGTTGACGGGCATGATGTAAGGCAGGTTGATTTCGGTCTCGCTGGAGGAGCTT